TAATCTTTTCCAAGTAATGAAAAAGGAATTTTAGCAGTTATTAATACAATATCTTTACGCATTGCAATAATTTCACTACGCTTTAATTGATGGTCAAAAACTAAATATACTTTACCTTGCTGCTCTTTTACTGTTTTTTTCCAGTTCCCATCAACGTGCATATCGTTATGACTATCTAAGATATTGGAACTATTAACTACAAAATAATAATAATCTTCATCAAATTTCAAACCTTTGTTTGTTTCAGAAGTTAAAGCCTTTTCAATACCTTTTTGATCCGTTACAATTTGTAAACCTTTATCAATAGATTTATAAATCTCAGCTTTTTTAGCATCAACAATTAAAGTTTCATTTTCAGCTAATGCTTTAAATAAATCTTCTTTTGTTTCAAACTCTTGTTTTAATTCTTTACAATATATTTTCATTTCTTAACTTCTTTATCGTTAGCTAGAATCTCTTTTCTTTTTTCTAATGCTTTTCTCATTTCTGGAGATAAATCTTTTTTCTCAAGCATTTTATTTATTTCTTCTACTTTCATAACCCTAAATTTTTAATAAAGTTATCACTCATTTTCTTAGCAGTTGTAGTATCTAAAGTTTTATTTTCTAAAGCTACTTTCAAACTGTTTTGAAACTCTGTAAATGATTTTATTTTCTCATTTATCAAAACTTGCATAACTGGTAAATGGTCAAAACTAGCAACTAGCTTTTCGTTTTTATCTAACAACCCAAAAGAAGAAGATAAACTATTCATTGTATTATCAGCACTCCCTTGAATAGAGTTTTGAATCCAGTTTATAATACCTTGATTTTGATTTTCAAACGTACTGTCTTTAGAGAAGTAATTAAGAACCCCTTTATTCATTTCAAAAGCTAGTAAACATTTATTAGCATCGTCCGCAAATTGCTCATCTAAAAACAATTTCTTCATATCAGAAACAAGATGCTTATACTCAATTGCAGCATTGGTTGTAAGTACATCTTTAGCGCTTAATACATTCTCAATAGCTTTTCTATCGTTCGGTTGTATTTGCGCTTCCATACCAGTACTTTTATTAGTTCCGATATACTTAGCTGAGAATTGTAAATTCTTATGCTTAGACTTTAAATTTTGGTCAATATTCTGTAATACTTTTTCAATTCCTTGCACACGACTTGGAGCAGATAACCAACTATTACAAGTTAAGCCGTTCGCTAAATCATACAAAGGAATAATTTCAGATAACTTAATTTGATACTGAGTATTGTCTAAAATGTATTTAATCTTTCTATCTTGAAAAGATTTTATATCTTCTTTTGAAGTAATGAATTTATCAAGTTTACTAATCTTGTTATAATCTATTTCACTAGGAATTAAATTATATAAGCTCTTTGGTAAATCAGTTGAAAAATTTCTAATTTGATAAATATAGTCATTTCCAGCAACGGATAAAAACCACATTTGCTGAAATAAGAAATCCTCTTGAGATTGAAAATAATTAGGTTGTTTAAGTAATTTTAATACTTCTGAGTTGTTTACTTCTTTACCATCTTTATCAACGTGAGTAATTTGCATCTGCGAATACATTTTAGCTCTTAAAGACACAATTGTAGATAGTACTGGGTTTTCTAAAGAAGTTTTAAGGTAGTCTGAATAATTAACAAAGTTATCACCATCAAAAATAGTAGTCCATATAGAACCATCTATTAAACGTTCAACTTTACTAAATATTTGTCTACCAAATAGACTGAAAGACTTTTCTACCATAATAAATTACCTATGTTTCACAACATTGATTATATGCAAATATATAAAAATATATTAAGTATTTGCTTTTTTGTTAATTTTATTTTGTATTAACTCAAGTATCTTGTTTTGGAATACCATTTAATTACATACTTAGCGGCATCAATTGCATCTTCTCTGGTTTCTTCTGGAATATCTAAAACCTCCCCTTTATGCGTTTTCCATTGGTAATTATCGTAATTTTCTTCTAAATTTCTACTGCAATCTGTATAATAAATATTAGATTTTTGCATAGTTTCAATCGCAGAAACAACCGATCCTTGACCTTTTTGAGCAAATATCACATTAAAACCTGAGTTCTTTAATTTTCTACCCTCACTTAAATTTAATTCATTTCCGCTATCGCAAATGATTTCAATATGTTTAGGTATTCCTAAAGTTTCAAGTTCGTCAGATAAAGTTCCTTTCATTTCTTTAAGTGGTTTATATAAACGCTCTCTTAAGAAATAATTTCCTTCTCCATCAGTTTTCATTTCTACTAATGCTGTAGGTGCTGACATACCAAAATCTAAGCCAAAATATGAAGCGTATGGTAAATTATTAAATTCTTCTAAAGATAGTTTTTGCCAATTTTCGAAAATCTTATTATCAACTAATCCTGTAATTCCTAATCCGTAAATTCTCCATTTATTTCTCCAGTACTTTGATTTTGTATTTAAATCTGTATCGTAATTTTCTAAAGTACTATCGTGATATGCTTTTTCTTTATAACTTTCAATCTCCTGGCGTTCTTCATCTGAAAGAAACTCATTATCGACATACGTTAAACAAAGATACTCACATTCTTTTTCGGGTATAACTTCTGTATGCGCCCAAAAACGTTTGTTAGGGTTGTAATCTAATATTTTACGCTTTGCTCTTGAAGTAAGTTCTCTGTATGTTTCAAAATTAGTTTTATTTGCTTCGTTTAAATATACAATATCGGAACGCAAACCCTTTCCAATATCTTCTTTATCTAAACCAATAAACCTAATAAATGATTTGTTTGGAAATATACACAAAGGCTGACCGTTAGTAACTCCTGTTAAATTAACCTTTTCATAAAGACCAAAAGACCTCAATATCTTAATGAAGTCTTTTAATACAGTGTCTCTCATTTTTGAGAGTTCAGCAGAAGCTATGTATATTTCTTTATTTGGGTTTTTAGAAGCGTGATTACAAAGAAGTATTAAAATAGAAATTGTTTTTCCAGCACCTTGACCACCTTGAATACACCAAGTTTTTTTTGTTAATCCTGATATTTTACGAAGTGCTGTTGTCTGTTCCATTTTCTTCTATAAAAGGATCAATATTTAAAATTGAAATATTTTGATTTATCTTTTCTCCACCGCTTGTAATATCTGTTTTATCTCCGAATTTCTTAGGAAGCATTTTTGATAACGCCCATTTACGAGCATCGATTTGCAATCTGTTTCTTTGAACTATATTATGATTTATAGTTTGATTTCCTTCCGCATCCTCTATTACATCTTCGCCTTGTTTATCGGCAATTTCAATAATTTCATCAAATAACAACTCACTTCTTAACTCGACACTTCTCTCGTATTGTTTTACTTTTTCGGTATCTTCGTCAATCCATTTAAAGAAAGTTCTACTACTTGGCATTTCCTCACGTCTTAAAATAGAACGCAAAGAGAATCCTTTTTCTAGTTCATCACAAATAGTATTAAATGCTTTATTTTCTTCTTCTTTTGAATACGCCATCTTACTCTGTTATTATTTTCCAATTACCGAAATTTATTTGCAAACAGTTATTTTCTTTTATAACTATTCTAAAACCAGCATTATCTTTAATATAAACACCGTTATATTTATACTTCTTCCCTTTAGTAATATCTACTCCGTTATCACTTGGTATAGCGTAAGTAGTTTTTATTCCGAATAGTTTTTTTAGTAGTTTCATAAATCTTTCCAGTGTGTTATATTTTTAATTTCCTCTCCAGTTTCTAAATCCGACCAATGACCTCCAGAACAACACTCGAAACTTTCTCCTTCATACCATTGACACTCAAATTCTTCTTCTTTATTATTTCTTACTAAATAAAATTTTACCTCATCAGGAGGTTGTTGGGTTTTAAAGTCTATCCATCCCATCAATCCTCGCATTTTATAAACCTTGCATTCGGTGTAGGTTTCCAAGTTGGTTTACCAGTAACGCAATCGATTTCTATATTAGAAAAATATTCGTATGGTAATCCTAAATCAGGAGGCGTTTCAGATTTATTATCAATTCTAGGAACAAAATATTTAGCATTTTCACAAATACAAGGCTCTTGTTCCGTTTCGCAACTAATTAAAATTAAAGCGAATAATATTGTTAGTGTTGTTTTCATAATTAACAAATTTAGTGATTTTTATTTAATATTTACTCTTTTAAGATATTTTTGTCGTTTGTGTTCTTTTGCAATGTTTGAAATTGAAATGGCGTGATTTATACAATGTTCTGCAATTGATATTGCTTTTAACGCTGTATTATGAGGTGGATATGTCGGTTGTGAAATAATTTTTCTTAATTGAGCCGCTGAAATAGCCGAGGCTGTTGTTAAGATAACTCCAAAATAATTAAACCTATGTATCACTTTATTTTTACGAGGTTTTTTATTCTTGTGTACTTGGTAATAGTTTAGTCTTTTCATGGCGTTATTTTAATTTAAGTAATTCATCAATACCAACATTGCCTTTTTTCTTATCTGTTAAATCTATCACTTTAATAATTTTTCTTAATAAAGTTAAATGTATATCGATATTCATAACTCTTAATCCTGTATGAATATATCTTAATCTTTCATCTTCTGTCATAATTTCTATTTATTTTAGATTGATATTCTTTATACGCAAACTAGAAGTAAGGTTTTAAATATTAAGTGGTTGTTTAAATCTAGTTGAGTTATTTATCTTCGAATTTATCAATAAACAACTGTCATTATGTAACCATTCTTGAAACACATTATTAACCGTTTGAGTAGTTACTCCTAAGCACAATGCGATATTTAAAAAAGACATACTTTGATTTTCTAAAATGCATTCCATTATTTTCAGTTTGTATTTATTTTTCTTAACTGCTTTACTATTTTGTTTCTGAATAGGTTTGTAATTTACGATTCTATACACTTTTTCTTCGGTGTAAGGCTCTTTTAATATATTTAGGCGTTTCTCTCTTTCGTAAATAGTATTGTACGGTATATTCGAATAATTTGAAAAGTCTTTTCTGTTTTCGAATATTATTTCAGAAGTGATCATAAATCAGAATATTTAATATCAGCTCCCGTAGTATTTAAAGTAAATTTACTTGTTGAACATCTAAACCTAGTTGTTATAGTTCTGAAAGTAATTTTTAAAATCATACCTTCGCCTTTAGTTGGTGAAGTGATAAATTGCCCTTCTTTTAAATCTGTAATTTTCATAATCCTAGTTGTTTAATTGCGTTAGGTGTTAATTGTAATTTATATAAAACTAAATCTTCAATAGTATTATAATCATTTACTTTTTCCCATTCTTTATCTTTTACAAAAACATACGTGTCTTTATTTCTTACAACATCATAAAAAGATAAGTCAAAAAATTTCTCGTTTTCAATTACAAAGCCCTCAAATAAAACACGTTCTTTTGCTTGTTTAAATAGTTTCCACTGTTTTAAATTAAATGCAAATAATTCTCCACTATAAACAGTATCGTTATCGCTCCAATAATCAATTCTTTTTGGTTCTGTCAATTCGTCCAGTATATTCCCCTCATCATCACACGGAACAAACATACCAAGCGTTAAAGGTTGGTTTAGGAAGTTTGCGTAATTTGAACATTTTTTGGTAAAACATTGATAAGTATTACCTCCAATTCCTAAATTATTGTGTTGATTCAACACGAATGCTGTCATACTAATTAGTTTCATAATAAATATTTTTTAAATTACCGCACCAATAATTAAATCAGTTCGGATTGGCTTGTTATTAATAAATAAATCATTGTAAAGCAAAACCACCAGAGTAATGCTGTACCGAAGTTTTTTAAATTTTCTTTCATTACTTAAATAAATCTAATTGATTAACTGTTAATTTCTCCAACTCTTCCAAAACATCTTCTTTTTTATTTATATCTTGCTGAATTGCATTTCGTTTATATTTAAGAGTTTTTATTTCTTTTTTAATCTCTACAATTCTTTCAATTAAATCTTTCATTCTTTAAACATTTTAATACTTGTTTTCTTAATTCCGACTTTCTTCTCTTTTAAGTCGTGACTAACTAAGGTCAATTTAATAAAAGCGTGTTTATCAGATAACGCTTCGTAAATTTCTTCTACAGATTCTTTTACATAAAGATTTTCACTTCCTTTAATTGTTGTTTTTACTGTTGTTTTCATAATATTTTTAAATAAAAATGCCCGATTATTTTTGAGTTAGGTCTGAAGTAACTCGCCAATAAAAGGGCTAATATCGTTAACTTACCAAACGTTCAGACCGTAAGTATACAGCAAATGTAAAACATTATTTTTTAATACGCAACTATTTTAGTAAATAATTACTCGTAGTGATGTGAGTAGTGTTTTTTTTTATTTAAATTCTGTTTTATGAATAATAAATTTATCCTTTACAATTGGAAATTTTAAACGTGCTAAAGTATGATATTTTAAATTTTCAAAATCACAACACTTTTTTAAGTTTCCGTAAGTTTCTATTCTATCTGATTGAATAAAAACTATTATTGATTGTCTTTGCATTATATTAAAGTTTTTTAAATATTTCCATTGCTTCTTTATTTGTGTATTGGTCTATATTTTTAATTAAACAAGTTGACCTCCATTCATAAAAATTAATAGCAAATTCTTCTTTACTTTTATCATATTCTTCTAATATTAAAAAATCTCTATGGCAAGTTTCACCGTCTGGTGTTTCTATTAAATTACTTCCGTCAATAATAGCAATTTCTTCACTTTCTTCAACTATACATCCAATAAAACTTTTTAACAAAATTAAATGTTCGTGAATTAATCCATCGTTTGCCTTTTCAGATAAACCAATTATTTTATATTTTTTCATACTTTTTAATTAGGTATTTATATTGCATTACTAATCCTATGTAAAAAATGCTGTTTTGATTTTGTTCTAATTTTTCTTCATATTTTAATAATGAAGTTCTAGCATTTATTAAAAGTTCTTTTGTTTTATTATTTTTCATTTTTAAACAATTCTAAAAATTTTAACAGTTCAGTGTTTTCAAAAACTTCTTGTTCTAATTCTTTGCATATTATTCGCAAGTCAAGTTTTTTAATCTTTATTTCATCTAAAAGAGGTTTTAAATACGACATTCTTTCAGTTAGTCTTTTATGCCAATATTGTAAATCATTTTCACTAAAATGTTTATAATTATTAAGTATATTGTATCTTTCGTTTGAATTAAGTTCTATCATAGTAATAAATTTTAAAGGGCTTATTTAGCCCCTTTTTCTTTTGCTCCGTACATATCACCTTGTATTGTTTCAACTTCTGGATTTTCTAATTTATAAATCATATCTTCTAAATCGTTCCAAAGATTACCGTTTTTAAATCCGTTTAACACTTCTTCGTTTTGAATTTCTCTTAATTTGATAATTGCTGTCATAATTTCTATTTTTTTAGTTGTTATTTCTTTTACAAATATACGACTAATTTTGATACTACAAAATAAAAATACAATTATTTTTAAAATATTTGTAAAAATACTTTTTTCATATCTCTTTAAATTTAACAATGTTATCGTAATGATTTATTTCTATTGTGAACCCACCGCCACATAAATATTTGAATTTATATATCCAATGAAACTTTTCTACTCCATTAACCCATATTGAATTAACGTGTAGGTTTTTAGTTGTGGATTTTAATTGGCATTGCTTACCGTTTATTTCCTGTGTTTCAAGTGTTACGAGCAAGGTGTTGTTTTTACCAATTAATTTCATTGGGGGATTCGGGTCGGGTATGTTTTCGTTTCCTTTAGCCATGATTAAAATACAAATTCTTTATCGTCTTTTTCGTAAGGTTCGCCAAACGCATCTTGTAATGTTGTTTTTGGTAACTCAGAAATTTCCTTATTAAAATCTTCAGGTTCATCAATTAAACAAAAAGTTGGAACACTTGAGCCTTTTTCGTAATATCTTCCGGATGGTATGTGATAATCAAATTCTACACTTCCACCAATTTCTCCTTGAAACTTCATTTTAGTTTTAAGGTTTTCGAATACTGTTTTAGGTTCGTTTTCATCGTCTCCGAAATATCTGTAAATACTAAATCCATCGTGTGTTTGGTTTCTAAAATCCGAACTTCCGGAAACATCGTACAAAGTAGGACTTGAATATAATCCGTTTTGTTGCTTTTGCATTTTAGTTGGGTGTGCTACAAGAAATATAATAACGTTATTCATTTGAGCAAACATCGTAAGCTTTGTTAAAACTTCGTTTATCTGGTCTAACTTATTTCCTTTTCCGTTAAATGCTAATTTATTAAAAGCATCAATTACAAAAATATCTATTCCGTAATTAAACATCTGTTCTTTGAATTTTTCAAATAGCCAATCCCAAGTTGGGAACTCTCCGTTTTCGGTTCCGGTTAAATATAATTTTTCTTCTGCCCAATCTTTATACCGGTTAATTTCTTCCTTTGTAATTCTAGGGCAATTTGTATTATCTTGAAAGAAGTTTTTTCCGTAAACCTTTTCTATAAACGTTGTATGATGCAATTCAAATGGGTGGTGTTCCGGACTAAAGAAACTCGCTTTCATATCATAATCACGCAATAAATTCAAAACATACCATTCTGTAAAGTTTGATTTCCCGTGTGATGGTATTCCAGTTCCGGTTATTAAGTGCCCACGCATTACAGAAAATATACTTTTCAAATTGCCGAAGCATCTGTGTTTTGGAAAAATTGTTTCCGGAAATCCATTATCGTATAAATCAAAAATATTATCAATAACATCTGAAACTTTAAAAGTTCCGGACACCGGATATTTAGTTTTATTATTGATTGACTTTTTAAGGGTGCCGGCTTTTAAATCGTCGTTAGCATCTTTACCATCAAATATAATTCTCTCGCATCTATAACGCCCTAAACGTTGTGCAATCTTATCAGCTACATTATTACCGCTTTCGTCGTTATCAGTTGCGATATAAAACCTTTTTATATCCTTAATGTACTTTTCAGAGTTTAACCAATAATTATCATTATCGTTGGCACCATTAGGAATTGACACAACGTTTGTGATTCCAATTTCATAAAGTGCTAAAACATCAAATTCCCCCTCAACAATATAACACTCGTTTTCTCCAATAACTGAATTTATATTATAAAAAATCGGCTTACCATTTTTGCTTTGAGTAAATTTTTTCCCTCCGGAACGATATTTTTTATTAACCAATAAATCCCCCTCAAAATAATTAAACACAATATTATTCACTTCTTTTAAAAGTGCCGGCTGGTAATATTTTTCTTCAGTTACGTTAAAGTGATTTAAAGTATATTGTTGTATTTTACGTTCTTCACAATGCTTTACTAAACCATCTGAAAGATTTGTGTAATTTTTCCAATCTTGAACCGGTAAAGTATAATTTTCACGTTCAACTGATTTTTCAATACTGTCTTTAAAAAATAACGCACTACAACCATCATTAAAACATTTACCTACACCTGAATTGAAATTTACATACAAACTTCTATCTTGTTTGTTTTTTCGTGTATCAGTACAAGCCGGACATTTTAATTTTGCCGTTCCGTTGGTTTTATTCGTTTGAATTAAATCCCAATTTTGTATATTAAATGTACTCATTACGAAATTACTTTTTTAGGTGGTGTTTTAATACTTTCTTCTTTATTTTTTTTAAGCCATTTTTTAGCAGTCAAGTATAAACTTTTATATTGTTTATTTTTAGAATAATTTTGAATATCGTCTAAAACATCACTGATTTGTTTTTCGCTATATTCTTCTTTTAATTTAACCAATTCATCAAACGAAATAGATAGATGGTCGAAAGACCTAAAAACATTATTCGGTTTATTTTGTTCTTGGTTAATAGGTTTTATTATACTATCAATGCTTTCATCTTGCTTTTTAGTTGCTTTTGATATTGCTTTATCAAGTGCTTTGTCAAGTGCTTTATCAAAATTTGATAGAGCTATTATATTACTTGAATACTGATTTTTAGATTTTTCAATCATTTTTATAAATCCAAACTCAACTAAATCATTAAGTGTTTTTATATAAGTATTGTAACTTCTAATTCCTATTGCATCTTTTGCCATTTCTGTTGGGAACCCAAATTTTTGCCTCCAACCTAATCTATTGCAATGTTCAATAGCAAAAAAATAAAGTGCAGAGTGATTTGGATTAATCCTATCCGGATTTTCAAAACACCAATCGAACCATTTTCGAGATAATTCGTAACTGTTCATACTATGAAATTTTATTAATTTCTGTACGTAGTGTTTTAGCAAAACGAATTGCGGTGCTTTTATCTAAAAAAACAGTATGAAGTTCTTTTTCTCTACAAAGAAACCATTAAACGATAAATTCGACGCTGGGCATTTTTTCAGCGTGGGCTCTAATAATTCAATAAGATTTAACCTTTTTAATATTTATGCGCAGAGTGTTTATGCAAATCAATACTTATCAGGCGATCAAATTAATTTTTTAAACGTTTTAAGTGATGTTTACGGAGAAGAACACAAAGAATACGTTTTGTCTTTAAAAGGACTTTATGCTTACGTTAAATTAAGCATTGAAGATTTAAAAGAAAAAATAGTAATCGCCAGGCAAATAGTAAATGAGTTAAAAAAAGCTGATTTAATTTATCCAACAAAGGCAAGATTAGAATTAAGAAAAAAATATAATGAAAGATTAGGAATATATAAATAAGTTTTACTATATTTGTGTCTGTAATATCTATGGTGGATTTATTACATCTGAAAATTTACATTAAACAAACCTTATTAGGAGTAGAGCCACCATCTCGAAACTAATAAGGTTTTTTGTTTTTAACAACTTAATAGTTTATCGGTATCTTAAAACCGTTATTATTATGGCAAATATTGATTTAAGATTTTTATGTTCTTTAGATGAAGAAGATTATGTTAAGTGCGACAAATTAAATAAAGAAGAGGTAGAAGAAAAAGAGGATTTAATAAGGGTT